TACGGCTACGGAGGTGAGCACATGCCCGGACATTTCGGAGTAATAAACGCCTATACCACACCGTCAGAGGAATTCAAGCCTGCCCTATATCATTCGGATAAGATGGAATGGCTCCGACAGAGCTTTGATAACCCGCATACCGAAACGCCTTTCAATTCAATAGAAGACCACGTCCTCCCACAGGACGCAGACTTCTCGGTTGATTACCCGGAGCTGGTTGTCTGTACTTCACTTAATGCCCGGATATCCTGCCGCGCTTGCCAAAGACGCCAGGAGTATGCCCTAGAAGCCTGGAATCACTATCTCAGATATAAGAACACGACTGACCTGGGAGATCTGAGCGACTCAAAGCTCGCTGCGCTTATGACCTGCTCCGGGTGCGTTAACAGACAAACCGAGTCAAAGCTCCCTTTGTATGGTAACTTGATTCAGATCCTTTGGTGCGAGTTTGAGGTCCTGCTTAAGTATATCTCCGAGTTTGACTGGGACGGGATGCGCTCAGATCCGGAACACCAGAGGCAGATCAGAAGAGAGATTGAGAAGCGGCACAGAGAGAAGAAAAGGGCAGAGGCCGTAGAGGAGTATAGCGAAATACTCAATCAGGCAGGGGGCGTACATGGACCCGAAATGGCTATATAGATACTGGGTAGCGTTCATGTACGCTGCGGTAATGATATACATCTTAAAATTAGCATTGGGAGGATAAATATGCCATCATTTAGCGGAGAAGAGATTGAGTTCGAGGTATACTGTTCTTGTGGTGCAGGATTATGCAACCAGAGCAGGACAGAAGAGAGATGCGGCAAATCAAGAAGGTTAATCGTTGAACCCTGCGAGAAATGTCTTCAGGATTCTTATCAGACAGGGTTCGAGAAAGGTAATACGGAATCATAGGAGGATCATAATGAACAGTAATCGAGAAAACCATAGACGACATATTGCGGTCTGGAAAAAGATCGCCAGATATAAACTCATAAGATGGGTGGACCGAAATCACAGCGCGAAGGAGAGGGCTCGCATGACATTGGGATTCGCAATCATAGACTATCCCTACTGTTATGCGTGTGTTGAAGCCGCAACCCGTTATGGGTCTGAATTTAGACATCGTGACATCTGTAAGTGTTGCCCTATTGACTGGGGAGGGAAATCTAAAGAATTTGATGAACCCTGTACCTGTGGCACGACTTTATTCGACAAGTGGTGGGACGTGAAAAGCCCCAAACTTGCCCAGAAGTATGCGCTTGCGATTGCCGAATTGCCTTGGAGTCCTCGGCCGAGTAAACCAAAGGCAAGTGCATGAAACTCGCAAACACATGCAATCTTTGTAAATTATCCAAATCCCGGCGTAAGATAGTATGGGGTGAAGGCCCCGAAGACGCCGGGATTATGTTTATTGGCGAAGGCCCTGGGAAGTGGGAAGACAGCACAGGCAGGCCCTTTGTCGAGAAAGCTAAAGCTGGGGAAGAGCACACAGCATATCTACGGCGCAACGGGCTGAACCGCAAAGATACCTATACCACGAATATAGTTAAGTGCAGGGTGCCCGATGATGAGGACCCGGATGAGGAATGCGTGAAAGCATGCTCATACTGGCTGAACGAGGAGATCCGACTAGTAGATCCCTCGATCATCGTCTGCCTGGGTGCCTTGGCCACACATAAGTTTATCCCGGACCTGGACATGGAACTCTGCCACGGTATCGGCTACAAGATCAATGGCCGGACGATTATCCCCTGTTATCACCCAGCGGCAGGATTACACCGCCCTGAGATAATGGCCCTATGCCAGAACGATTATAAGCAGGTAGTCAAGATTATGTATGGCCAGGTTAAGCCTAAACCAGCGATTTACTGGGATACTTCGACGCCTGTATACGAAGCACACACGTTCACGTTTCCTGAACAGCCGCCGAAAGTGATTGCAATAGATACTGAATGGGCCAGGGGGAAGGGCTGGAACCTGACCGCGTGCTGGGAACACGGCAAGGCATATTTCTTATTGGCAGATAACCCGCTTATTGCCCAGTTGGACAACTATATCCGTACGAACAACATTACGGTCCTGTTGCATAATGCACTCTACGATCTACCTGTGCTGAAGGATATGGGGCTGATCCCGGATAAGATAGTGGATACTATGATTCTCGCCTATCTGCTCCAGGACGAGCCGCAGGGCCTCAAGGCCTTGGCGTACCGGGTTACTGGCCGTCGGATGTTCAGTTACGAGGAGACAATCCGCCCAGCCCGGCAGCAGAAAGCACTGGATTACTTATGTCTTATCGCCTCTGAATCCTGGCCTAAGCCCGAAGCGATACCCTATCAAGCCAAAGGTGTCTGGAAGGTCAAGAACCCCTGGCCGATTAATAAAAAAGCGACCAGGATCTTAAGCGATTATTCAAAGAGTCCGGATATCGAATTACGCGAACGCTGGCTGAACATAGACCCAAACGAGGGCAGAGGGATCGCGGAGGCTAAGTTCGGGCTGATGCCTGATGGCGAACTGTGTGATATCCCCTTCGAGGACGCGCTTAAGTACGCCTGCCAAGACGCTGAGATGACATTGGCAGTCTACGAGTACCTGTGGCCCAGAATACACGAATTAGAGCTTGAAGACGTATTCTGGATGGATGTTAGTATACTCCCTATGGTTATGGGCATGATGGAGCATGGGATCAAGGCAGACCCGGACAAGTTCCGATCTCTAACAGAATATTACAATACTAAGAAAGAATTGTTACAGAAGAAAGTGTACGAGTTGACAGACCGGGATGTGCAATTAGGGAGTCATCAACAGGTGCGCAAGTTGTTATTCGAGGACCTGGGCCTGAAAGCAGTAAAGTTTACGAAGACAGGGCTGGAGCAGGCAGATGATAAGGTACTCGCGATGTTGCAGGGGACGCATCCGGTTATTGAGGTGATTAGGGATTGGCGAGGGTATGATAAACTGATTAACACGTACTCAGGGCCTATGCCCAATCGAATCGCGGCAGATGGGCGTATCCACCCTAAGATTAAGGTCACGCGCGCAGACACGGGCCGGCTATCGACCGCAGAGCCTAACCTGATGGCAGTGCCTAACCAGGATGAAGAGGGCCGGAAGATGCGGGAGGGATTTGTTGCGGAAGAGGGGTATGTGCTAGTTGAGGGAGACTATTCGCAGATAGAACTTAGACTTCTAGCAAAAATGGCGAATGAACCTTCGATGATTAAGACGTTCACGGATGGCAAGGATATTCACACAATGACAGCCTGTGAAGTGTTCGGATTACCTGAATCTCAGATTGATAAGTATAAGCACCGGTTGCCTTGTAAGAGGGTTAACTTCGGAATTCCCTACGGTACGGAAGCACAGGGACTGATGGAGACCCTGATCAAAGATGGTGCCGATCCGAGTACATGGACCCTAACCGCGTGCGAGGATCTGATCAAGGCCTGGTTCGACCGGTTCAGCAGAGTGCGGGATTATATTGCGGAGATCCATGCTTATGCCAGGAGACACGGTTATGTCAGAGATATGTTTGGGAGGATTAAACTGACACCGGGCGTATACAGCCCGAATAAGTGGGTAGTAATGGACGCACTCAGGCAGGCACAGAACCAGCCTATCCAGGCCTCCGCGCAAGGGATTATTAAGTTAGCAATGGGCAAACTGACACCAATTTATAGACAGTTACGCAGCGAAGGGATTGACATACGCTCTTTGATCCAGATTCACGACGCACTTCTTAATGAGATACCAGAACAACACGTTGTTTTTTGCAATCTGGTGACAAAAAGCGTTATGGAAACAACCACCAATATTGGAATCCCAACGCCGGTGGATTTTAAGGAAGGGACGGTGTGGGGATTAATGAAAGGGGAGGACGATTAGATGACTATTTTAAAACGATGCCCAGAGTGCGACGGGGACGGACGGATAGACGATTATATCTGTAACTGCTGCTCCGGACGGGGGTGTATAGTAGATAGGCAGGAAGACGAGGAGCACGATTATCACGGTCCGGATCTTCCGGAAGAGGATGAATATGATGATCATTGCTGGGAAGAAGGGGCACATGGAAAAGATTAAAGAGAAATTTATACAAATACTTCATTGGACAAAATCTGGCATAAGCCCCGATGCAGATTGTCTTATAATTATTAGAGATATAACCAAAGAAGCCCTCGCCCTCATTGAAGCGCAGGAGCAGGAAGATAAGTTCACGGTTAAGGTGAAGATACCGGAACTTAACCAAGATAAAACTTGTAGTATTTTTTGTCCACTACGTCATAAGCTAGAAAATGGCTATTGGACTTGTGCGGAGCAATTACATTTTGTAGATAAATACACCGTTAAATGTAAACCGGGTATTCGATGCCCTCAATGCCCAAGAGGAGAACCGAAATGACCAAACGAAATGAGTATATTTATAAAACCATACCGTGTAATCACGGTTTAGAGTGTCATCCTCCTTGTTCTGGCTTTCTCGAAGTTCGTGATCGTGAAGCAGAGTTACGGAGAGACAACCGGCGGTTACGCAAACAATTACGTAAATTGGAGGCACAAAATGACCATACAAGAACAGATTGACTTAATAGCAACCGAGATACATGGGTGGCATAAAGAAAGACGATTTATAGTAGAGGTTAATATCCAAGGTACTTGCGATTGCTGGGTTGATAAATATAATAAAGTAATGGTTAGTGTCTTGAACTATTCCCCCTTCACCAACATCCAACAGGCTATTGATGCGTTGGAGAAGTTTTGCAGAGACAAAGGGTATGAGGCTATTATAAAAATTACAGGACTATTGGATTGTGTTATTCTATATACAATACAAGAAAGAAATCCTATTGTCTATGAAGATAATAACCTTGCCACAGCCATAACCGATGCCTTAATCGAGGCGATAGGAGAAGGGAAATGACTAAATGTTTAGAATGTGAAGGATTTAGTGGCAAGTGGGATAGCGACGAGGGTAAATGTCCATCCTGTAGCGGACTTATCGATAGACTCAGATTTTTCCGTTGTAAATGTGGGGCAGAAATACAGGGCGGTGACCAGACAGACGAACATTTAATCATCTGCCCAAAATGCAAACGACAGGGACAGGTAGAAGTATTATCTTTTTAACGCCTAGGGGAGACTAGCTCTCCGTAACCCCGAAACGAAAAGCCGTGTATACTATTTCCGGTTTCCGATCCAGAATATTATACACGGCAGTAGATTTAAAATAATCAACAAGATAAGTAATACGCTTATCGCCCTAGATCAGCCATCCTCAGTCTCCAGATCGGCCCCGCACCCAGGGCAGATTCCATCCGCGCAGGAAATGCACCTGATCACAGTTCCACAGTATTTACATTTAATCGTATTCATTCTTCCGCTCCCCTTAACGCTTGAATAATATGTTTAGCAATCTTCTTGCCTATTCCGGGGATCTCCATCAACTCTTCTTCGGTGGCGCAGGCCAACTCAACAACGGTTTTATACTTCTCTGCGATCAGTTTACCTTTCTCCCATCCAACGTCAGGAAGTTCTTTCGCGATCCGATGAATTAGATTCGGCGCGATCAAGACTACTTTATTATTCTGGGGGGCGGTTTCGTGAAAGGCTAAATGAGCCCGGTGCTTGTCATAATCTTTTTGCCACCAATTATAGGAGTCGGAGATCCATCGAGCACTCTGACGTATATTCGGCGTCTGCCATACCGCGACATTGCAGATAATACGTAAGGTATTGAGATAGTTGTTGATCTCCCTCGCGGTAAAGCGGTTAGATCCCAGGTTGAATTCGATCCAGTTGCGGCCCTGAAGGATCTCGAGTACGCCATCGGGACCCTGACGCCACATACCCTCGACTAACAGGTAAACGAACTCGTAGGAGGCGGTGAGGCCCAGGAGCTGATGACCAGAGAGGCGACCTGAAGTGATTGACGCGACGAGATCTGGAATAGTCTTGCGCTCTATGCCGACGCTGACCTGACCTGATACCCCGTTGCCTATAAAAGCAAAATCCCCGTATTCGAGTCTGGTTAACTGAGTCGGGGACTTTATAAGAGGGGCGAGTTCTCGGCTTCCCTTGCGGTCGTCGATAAGGATCATAATCGAACCATTTCAATCCCTGGTGCGGGAGGATACTGTTCGGGGTGTTCTCCGTCATACTCTTCCGGTTCAGGATCACGAATTTCTATGGAGATCTGGATAAGTTCTTTCAGAGAATCACGCACGATCTCCCATTCCTCGTTGGTATGGTTAGTGTTAGTGTACTGGTCGAAGTCTTTGAGACAATCTTCAGCGCAATCCCAGTTCTCATCCTCCCATACAACATGGGCGGGGCCGTAGTGTAACGCGCTCTCGTCTCCATCAAGCTTAATTAGAGCCCGGGTGTAGATATCAGCGACCGGTTTAGACCAGCCCCAGTAACAATACCAGCAGATACTCATTTAATCTTCCTCGCATTCCGTGTCTTAATCTGTATATACGAATCATAATGATCTGAGCCTGTCTCCCCTAACGCGTCAAGTATATTCCACAGGAGATCCACCAGGGCCTCAGTATGCACCTTAGCCGCGTTCATATATACCGGGGGCACGTCAAACGCATACTGGTCGTGAATGATCTCTCCAGCCTCGTCCGCATTAAACGTATGCAGAAGGTAGCCTGTCTGGATGCTCTCGATCAAGATAGCGCTCTCCGGATTGTGAAGTACGTAGGTTAGGGGTGTCATGCGGTCTCTCCTTTCGAACGCTTTACGAGCCATTCTTTATAATTGCCTTTCTTACCCTCAGTACCATAATGCGTAATTGTTATATCCGGATGACACCAGATCTTGCCGCCCCTGTTCTGCCATCTGCGGAAGAATGCCCAGTCATCACGAATGATCACACCGTTCTCATAATCCTGAATCGGGCCATAGAAATCGTAGAATGGGCCGGGCTGGTGCGTACCTGTATCGAAATAGAATAGGGTCGGGTCTGCGGCTATGATCTGATCAAACACATGCCGGCGGACTCTCATAAACCCCCCGATACCCCGCTCTATCTCGATCTGGCCATAGAGATTAGGTACCAGTTTTCCGTCATAGATCTTGGGCACTATACCCATCTCGCCCCAGATGTTCTTGTTCGGATAACCCGCGCATACGACATCTTCCGGGGAACGGATCAGGTTAAACGCACCCTCTGTATCCCAGGATTCGTCTGAATCAATCCATAATAGATCCGTGGCCCCACTCTCCAGGAACATATAGATAATCGTGTTGCGCGACCGGTCGATGAAACTGTCCCCATCTACGTTAACCGAAGAGACTGGGATATTCGCCGCAGCGCAGCATTGGAGTAGGCGTACGAGTGAGGCGATGTAAGGGCTGAAGGCTTTGTGCTCGTAGAACGGGGTTCCGATACACAGAGACTTGGTAATTTTGGGATCGGGCTGCGTCAGGCGCTTATACACATTGGCGATATAGTTGTCGATTAGTTGGCGATTTTCAGCATCCACTTAATCCTCCTTAGGATCTAAACCTTGGAAATAAACTCTCAAATAATCCGGGCATCTCTGCTTTCTCTTTCAATCTACATAGATGACACTTGCAGATTATGACCAGCTCTGTACCTTTCAGCTGCTTGCCGGTGATGGTTATCTCACCACAATCCCTACCACAGATGACACATCTGAGTTCCATCGCTCCGACCCCCTACATCCATTCCGTAATATCCTGCCCGGTCGCCATTGTTGCGATCATCGGGAAGGTGCACATATCTCCGGTAAACAATTCCCATCTCAGCGATCCATTGGGCTTGCACTTGTGCAGAAAGAGGCCATATTCATGTGTCTCTTTGTCGCAGCGCATCTCGCCAATAATGTCGGAGATGTAATCCAGGCCCCCGAACCCCGCCATCTCGTACCTGCTCGTCTTCTTGTCCTCGATATACACGGACCGCATTTTATGAGAGATGATGATGTTTTTACGCTTCTCTTCAGTGGCTTTCTTGAGCTTATTCAGAAATTGGGTGAACTCTGGGTTTATCGCCGAGTATGCCGAAGCCGGGACCTGCAAGGTTTTGCCGAACTTGGATAACCGGAAGAGCTCCCAGAGTATCGAGCCTGTATCATAGAATAAGGTGCGGATTGAGGAATCTTCGAGGCCTGCATCTGTCGCTTTCTGGAGTTTCGTCCATTCATCCTGCGCAGCCTTGAGTGATTCCTGGTCTATCGCGATTAAGTTCTTGGTCTTTTTGTCATCGACTACGATTGTCTTGGTCTCGGGCAGCTCAGGCATGTTGATCGAATACCTGTGGATCTCCTTGCCCTCGGCGATAAACTTCTCTACTACACCTTTGAGCCCCTTGTCGCCGTCGAATATCAGCATAGGCCCCGGTGCAGTGAGGCCGAATGTAGTCTTGCCCATATCAGTATGGCCCATCGTGGTGACAAAGAGCCCTGTGATAGGGGTGCCCTCCATGCGCTCGAAGCCGACATCGATGAGTCGTGTTCTAGCAGTAGCCATTATTCCCTCCTATTCGATAATCCGAGCATTCCGGTGTATAACGTGAAATCTTCGTATTCCCATTCGTCGATCTCCCCGACTATCCCAGGATGGTTGCAGCTTCCATCGCCTTCTTTAAGACATACCCCTGTGGTAAGAGTTGTAAAAAGTACGATACAGCCGTCTGCGGCAATCTTTAAACAAGGGTAATAAGGAATCTCCTTTACTGCTATGTGTTTCTTCATCGATTTTGCCTCAATCATTGTGCTCCTCCTTTTAATTTGGTTAACATCTTATCTCGATACTTCAATATCATTGCCCAGTTCGACTCGATCTCTTCTTTAGTGAACCAGATCCGGCAGAACCGGGGTATAGGCCTCCGTGTGCGGTAATCACCGTTGACATGGAAGATCCGCATAATCACAACATCAGTGCCGACTGCGTAACAGTAACTTTTGACCTGAGTCATATAGCGCCAGTTGTCAGTCGGGGGCACTTCGATTAACAGCTGCCCTTCCTTCTTGACCGTACTCTTCCAGGTGAACTTATACTCTTCAACTGTAAGCTTACCTGTACCCTGGATCAGCAATTCCTCTGTCTCTGGGTTATAGATATCCTTGTCGATCCCTATTCCGTCAGGGCTACACACAATCCCGTCGCAGATAATCTCGTCAGGCCGTATCGCCATCCGATCAGCGTAGGCCATTTCGAGTGCGCGCTCCCAGATGAACCCGGCTTCCATTGTCATCTCTGAATCCCAGGTGCCGTCATCCTTGAATGCTTTATTGTTCTCCTCTTCGATGAACTTAATAATGTCGGTGAGGTGGATGCCTCCAGAGCGGGGGACGCCTGAGCCTTTGTGCGGGAACGGGAGTTCGATTAGTTGATATCTCATTATTTTTCACATAGACAACCAGTATCAATTACTGATCCATCTTCGGTATAACAGTTGTAAAGATCCCAGGCAAGTTCGCAAGCTGTATTCTGGGGGCAATCTGCGCACCCGCAACGTAACTGTGTGATGTCGATTTCAGGCCATTGCTTAAGTGCATCCTCGATTACATATCGTGGTATGGTCATGCGGACACCACTAGGAAATCGCAGGGATTGTGGCAGAGTTCGCAGACGTACCAGGCAGTACAGATGTCCGGTTTGGATTTATGGCCAAAGAAATCGTTACCCGTCTCGACGCGAACAGGTGCGCCGCAGCAGGTGCTGATCAATCTGGTCTGGAACACCGTCTGGGCTTTAACCTTTTGTGCCTTCCACTGGCGGCTAATAGATTCCCGTTCCCAGGGGGCCAACTCAGAACATTTGATTTGAGGAAGATATTTAAAT